CTTCTTGTCCATGTAAAATTAACTCTCCTGTAGTTAATTTAATGATAGCAGAAGATGTAGGACGAATCCCCTTTAACACAGAATAATTCCAGCCGTCTTCAAGAGTAACGCCTACAATTGTTTTTGTATTCTCTTCACTGTCGGATGTGTTTGGATTAAATAACCTATATTGACTTTTACCGCGAATAACTATTGAATTCACGGCACCGCTATCCGCGGCAGCATCTTTAGCTACTTCTTTAATTTCTTCTTGAATAGATTTTGAGACGGTCCCTAATTCTGTATCATCAATACGTTCTGTAGCCGCAACCGTACGGAGACCGTCCTGAGCTAGAAATAATAAATCTCCTCCAATTTCTTGGATTGATCTAGAAGCAACACAGCCAATATCATCTGTGATATTTTCTTTTTGAAAACTAGCAATGGTATTTCCAGTAATTTTAGAAATCCTATTTTTACTGAAAACATATATCGCCTGTCTAAAAGTTTTAATGGCTATAATATCTTCTTCAAATCCAAAATTACCACCTCCATTTGCGGGATGAAAATCTGTCGGGGCAAAAGGAGCAGAGACATAGAGAATTGAACCTTCTGCAAGCCAAAGAGCATTGCTAAATACTTCAACATGAGAAGGTGCGACAGGGGCGTTTGTATCCGTGATTTCTGTGTACGTAGTACCATCCCAAAGAGCAGCCCTATTTACACCATCAGCCATAGCCAGTCGTTCAGTACCATCCCATGCAAAGTTTACAAAGTCGTAATAACCTGCTCCTGTTCTACTCGAAGTAATAGAGGTCCATCCACTACCCGTTCCATAAACAACATTAGCATCTCTACATACGACAACATTAGTTTCATGTTGTCCGATACCTAAAATATCTCCTGCTCCCGAAACGGCATCTGTGTCATACTCGATGTAGCCATTAATACGACGATACCCCCCTTCAATAGAGGGCTCAAAGTTAACCAACTCTAAGGCGGTGCCCGGAGGCTGTACAAATGGATCTTGGTTTAAGATTAGACCACCTCTACAGGAAATCATATTTGGCTGTAATTTTGAGTAGTCCATTATAAACCTCTAGTAAGACCAGCGACTATATTTGGTTGCGGTAGGTACAGCCCGATAAGATGTCATATCTTTCTTTCCACCAATAAGTTCTTCTCTCATAAGTTTAATACCAGTTTCTAATTCATTTTCCGCCATTCTAGCAGTTTCTAAATCAGAGCGCATACGAGAGGCGAACATCATAGCACCCTCAACAATTATCCACTGATAATGTTCAGGAATAAGAGGTTCATCTGTAGCTGCGACAAGCTCTGTTGGCTGTGTCCAATATTGATACTCTATCTGATATACATCATCTGGAACTGGAGTTAAACCAATTTTATTTGATTTATCACGATATACAAAACGGGGAATTCCGCGAGTATCTGTTGTATTAATAATATCATCACGCTTATACCAGTTACGGTATGCTGCACGACTCAGCATTCTAATTCGTCTGGGCGTTACGTCATCGGAACCTGTTGTTCCGATATAAAAGCTATCCCAGTCGATAACTTTTGTATTTGTTTCTTTGTCGTACAGATCGGTACCATCTACCGTAGCAAAGCTACCATCTTGGTAATTAAAAGGCCATTCCCGTTCTTTTCCGATGATGTACCTATATGATTTATTTATGGCAGACAAAACTTGTTTCTGTACACCACGAGCCGCCGCTATCCCAGATGCTGCGGAGATTTCAGGCTCATTCATTTCTTGTAAAACTTTATTGGCAAGCTCTAAATAATTCATAATAACTCCGAAAGAGGATAGGGAGAGCCGAAGCCCTCCCTAAGAGCATTAAGAGAATACTGCAGTTTGTGTGTTATAATCGCCGGGATCGGCAACTACAACCCATACACGAACTACGGCATTAATCGCTCCGGTGGCAACCGTCAAACGAGCAGTTGCATCAGATGTACCTACTACATCAAGCCCCGGTGCAGCATTAGTCATCTGTCCGAGAGATGTAGGGGCAGCAGCGGCGACGTTAGCTACACCGTCCACTGCAAGAGCAAGAGTACCGGAATTACCAGCAGAGTCAACTGTCTGGACTTCCACACCTGCACCCAATACTACGGAACCTGCAACGATGTTCAGGCAGTCGAAAGTATCAGCAGCAGCGTTAGTTGTTTCACTAAAGTCAACAGTAGTAGAGAGAACTCGTACTGGTTGACCTTTTACACTCTGGCCTTCACCGGAGATTGTTGGGATTGCATAAGCAGTCATAAATTATCTCCTATTAGTCGATTGAGTAGAAGCATTTAGCAAGAGCTTCAGAACGGAGAGTTTTATCGCCGTACATGTGTAGTCCACGTACAATATCACCGAAGAAGTTCTCAGAGCGAATAGCTTCTGTTTTGGCGATCTGAGACGCCGTAGCAACCGCAGATTTATGACCAGCAAGAGCAACCAATTTAGCAGACGTAGAGCCTACAGGTGCGTTGTTGGTCTTATAACATTCAAACCCGCGGATAAGGCCTTCAGTGACCCGACCGTTACGAAGTTTAGAATTGCTATCGCCTGTGAAGTCAACTCCCATCAATTTGGAGTTTTCATCAGCCATTACTTCCCAGAAAGCCGGAGAAGCAACAAACCAGCGGTTTTCCTCTGGAACATCCTGTTCGTCCAATAGACGAGAGAGACGGGACATTACGGACAGAGGAGATACTTCGCCTGTATCGAAGCCCATATCAATTGGAGTACCATCTGTACCATATACGTTATCCGTTAGTACATTACCAGAGATGTTGTTCAGGATTACTTTATCATAGTCATTTTTCAGACTATACGCACCAGAACTCGTAGCGAGGGTTTCCCAGTTTACATGAGATTGCTTGGATTCGATGTCGTCAACGCCGAATGCAAAGTATTTAGCTTTGTCAATTGTCAGAGTTGTTTCATCATCCTGAATTTCTTGGATTGTAGTCTGTTGACCGCGAGAGTAATCACCGATGGCGATTGTAGGCTCTTTAATGATACGGACCGTATCACCATAATTCGAGATCTCGCCATAATAATCGTTATTTGTAATGGCATCTACCACAGCCGCACGGCGGAAGAATTTTAGTACGTTCTTAGAAAAGATTTCAGGTACAAAATTACCTTGTGGCAGGTTGCCCCATGATGCTTGAAAAGCCATGAGTTATTTCCTATCTAGTTATGTCAATTCGTCCCTCTCGTTGAGCTCGCGAGATTTCATCCTCGTGTTTTTCGTACTCAGTGAGAGACATGTTTTGGATTTCACTACTTGTCCAAATCTTTTCATTCTTGCCAGTAGAGACGTCCACTTTGGACCCGCCACCAACGATCTGGGATGCAGCTTTCTTAAAGTCTTCGCTAACGCTGGTTTTCTTACTACCAGCTTCTAGCTTGTATCGAGAGATAATGTCTGCAGTAAATTCACCATCAATATTATCTGGATCATAAATTTTATCCACTAAATATTTAGGTTTACTTTCTGCCCAAGCATGGAAAGCATCATCATTGATAATTTCCTCGTAATCGGAATGTGCTGCGATTACATAGCTCTTAGCTTGCTCTCGAGCCAATTTCGACGCGTTCTTAGCCTGTTCTTCCCTAAGTGCTTTCAACTCATCCATTGTTTCTTTATTAGTCTGATGACTAAGACTCTGAATAAGATCTACAGCTTCAGGATTTTGTGCACGAAATGCTTCTAACTCCTCATCAGATTTAGAGGGGGCCCATGCAGGCGTAGCCTCTGCTTTTTTCTTTAGAGCCTCAATTTCGTCTCGAAGTTCCTGTTCTTTCTGAGAATGATACCTACGAAGATCTCCATACCGTTTTTTGTATGTTAATTCTTCTTTAGGCAACTCCTTGTCGTCTACTGCGTCCAGTTTATCTTCCGGAGTTACAGGCTCACCTTCGTAATCGATTTGTGATTGATACTCTTTGTTTTGATAAGGTTTGTTAATCAGTGCTTCTGACATGCTCTCTCCATGCGGGGCCATTACGGGTAGCCGCTATATTATTATGGGGGCCTCTAATGAGGGTAGCCCGGTTTACATTCCAAGTGCAGCGAGAGGCCCCGCAGGTGCTTGACCTTCTTGCTGTACTTGCTCAGTTGCAGGAGCTTTAGCTTCGGTTTTTTCTTTTTGTACCTCTGCCTTACGTCCTGCTTGTTCTTTATCCATCTCGGACATGTCAGTTTTAGCTTTCATAATCATTTTATTAAGCTTATCTGCTCCGAGAAATCTCACTACATCTGCGGGAATAATAAATTCTCCCTCAGACAATTTTGCTTTAACATTATCCGCGGTATCTGGGTTTTGTCCGGGAGGTACGGGAGGATCTGTAGGTTTTGCTGTGACTTGACCGCCTGCAGCGTAACCTCCTTGATCCCCACCATATTCGTCTCCGCCGACACTAACGCCAGCTCCCTCTCCGGAACCTGTTCCGCCTTCTCCGGCCTGTCCTTCTGGATTTCCGGGATCACCTTGCTGATCCGCAGGAGTACCTCCAAAAGTAACTCCGTGTTCACTTCGTATATCTTCTGCGATACTTTTTGTTTGATCTGAGATATTTTGTTGTGCAGATTTCGCTGCCTGATTGACGGCTACTTGAAATCCTTTCATTGCGGTAGGGATACCCGGCACCGGAGCAGTAGATTTTTGCATCATCTCCATTTGGTCATTGAAAGTATCCATGTAGCTATCAATTTCACTACTGGACATTTCCGAGAAATCTGGAACCTCCCCTGCACCTTGGTTTGGGCCGCTTCCTCCTACGTCAGGTGTATTACCACCATCTGACACAGAACCTCCTTGATATGTAGATTGTCCTGTAGAAGGAGTATTAGGAGTACCTGTACCCGGAGTGCCAGCATCACTTCCCGGACCACCTGTTTGATGAGAAGAGACTCGGCCTACACTAGCACCTTCTTGCTCTCCTCCTTGAGGACGATCTCCATAGTAAATACCTCCGCGAGAAGTACGCCACTTCTTCAAGCCTAAAGCAGCCAAGGCCTTATCATAGGCACTTTCTGCAAGTAACTCTGTATCAGGCATTAAACTTATCCTTATAATCTAAGATTTCATTTAAAAGAGCCGCTTTAGCCCTAAGCTCTGGTAATTGTTCGACAGGAGCATTGCACATATTTTCAAATACTCTATGTTTTTTATACTTTAGATATTTGACTAGTATATCTCCTGTCGGACCAGAAAACACCGGCCTAAGCTGTTTCAGATCAAATGTTTCCACTGAAGCTATCCTCTCCCGGCATAGGCACATCGCCTGTACCTATATTTCCGCCTCCATTACCTGTAGGGCCTGTATTAGGGGCCTTCGGTGGAGTGCCTCCCTGAACCTGAGCTCCTTCGGGACCCTGCCCTGCCTGCGCGATCTGTTGTCCAGACGCTCCAATAATCTCAGCTTGAATTTTAGCCTCTTCAGGACTGTTAATAGCACGTTCCGGATCAATATCTGTGGAAGATGCAATTTCCTCAATGATATAAGGAAGATTAACAAAAGTAGCCAAAGTAGGATTAGCTGCGATTTGTAGAAGTTGGGTGAGTCGCTGGCTGCGTACCTCTTTCTGCATTACCGCCTCAGAACCCAAAGCCTTGACTTCGAGGTCTCCCTTAATACGTGGATCAGGATTGAACTGCATGTTCCAGTGGAAGAGAGCCTCACCTAGAGGCCGTAAGAGGTAATCATCCACATTCTTTACCACGGTTTTAATGTTAAGGGACGCTGCACCCAAAAGCATAGACATACCAGACGCCGTACGAGTAGTGCTATTTACGCCTGTTTGTCCGTGACTATAAGAAGGCATTCCTGTTTCTTCATCTGCTAACTGACGCGCCCGATCAAACATCTGCATATTTTCAGTTGTTGTGTTAGGGAACTTAATAGCATTAATTCCGGCCTGTGTTTGGCCTGAATGCCGTCTAAATACTTTACCCGGATAAAGTTCGAAATCTTGATCCTGTACAAGTACAGCCTCATCAACATCGAAGATCATATTTCCGGACAATGCAAGATTATCAATAGCCATACGAATATGACCATTCATAATTTCTGTTGCATCTGCCATATTTTCCACAACACCAATGCCCCACAAGCTGCGAGGATTAAATTCATACGGAAAAATATGATAAGGAAGTCGTTTTGGAATGAAAGGATTTACTACAACACGAAGAATCTCGTCTCCGCATATCCATACGTTAAATTGAGCTTCGTCCAGCCCTGTAAAATCATCTCCTAAATCAAGGCCGATTTCTTCTGCAAGACTTATATCTAAAGTACCCCAAAATTCTAAAACTTCATAACGAGTACTTTCTTTGTCATCATAATCTTTATCCGTAACGACATGTTCCCAACCTCTTTGGAAGTAGTTAGGGCCTTTCAATAAAGCTTGATTAATACCTTCTTTATTGAAAAATGGGCGTCGTTTCAGTGCACGGAGATTAGAGCCTGTCATAATATGACGCTCAATCATAAATTCGCAATCATCTGCGCAAGTAGTAGAAGGATCTGGGTAGATATTCCAGATAGAAGGTGCAGATAATACAGGAATATCTTTTTCCTGTGGGCTGTACTCACTAGAGACTTCTTGCGTGTCTTTATCCATATCGATTTTCCAATCATGGACAAGTCGTGTCTCTGTGAAGGGCCCTTTTACTACTCCCGCCCCATACAGACAGCTTTCAAAGAGCGCAGAACGAAGTACTTTACTGGCATCTGTCTCTGTTAGCTGGTCTTGAATGGTTTTATTCATTACTTTTGCTGCAAGATCTGCGGGCTTAATTTCTGGTTTATTCGGCGCTGCAGGACCTGCTACCCAATCTCCTTCCGGATATTTATGGGCGGCACCTCCAAGAACTGCATCTCTACCATCCCCGACATAACCAACATCCCATTCTGCAGGAATTTCTGATTCAGTTTCATTCTTATCGGCTAAATGCGCGTATTCTGCGATACCATAAGGAATTTCCGTAGGACGGATTTCCAAAGGATAACTTTTAGTAGTAGGAAATAAAACATCGAGGAGCTGTCCGTAGGCAGCTAGAGTTTTTGTCTTAGGGATTTTCACAAATACTTTAGATCTGTTAGGTTCGCGGCTGAGATTGTCCGTACCAGAAGTATATTTACCTCGATAATCAGCATAGTTTTTCTGCCAACGCATTTCATCCGCGGCGCGTCCATTCTCAGCTCGCTCAAATCTATCTTGGATAGCAGCTACTAAGCCCGGAACTTCTTTCCTAATATTTTCTAGCTCTTTGGCTGCTTCTTTATCAGCAATATTTTCCAGCCCGAGCAAATTTTCAGTGCTATCACTCATTTAATTTACCTATTAGTGTTTTTTAGGGTATACTTTTTGAAGGGACATATCATAGGCGTCGTTAAGACCTTCTTTAGTATCCCCACGCTTAGTAGGCTTACCACCTGCGTTTTGAATATAAGGACCAGAAGTGCTACCAGCATCCAAGCCCTGTTTTTCTACGCAATCTTTTTTATTACGGTAGGCAGGGCCCTCATCAGGATTAAACGTACCCGCTTTCCGTACTTCACTAGGATTAAAAGTTTTATACATGTATCTTCCTTAATAACCAAAGGTATCTGAGAGAACTTTATGTGTCTCCCTTTTTCTTCTAAACGCAAGTTCATTCGGATGTACTGTGCGAGTAGCGAGTGGGCTGGTTAGCCCGTAACGAAGGGCATCATATAAATGATCTTCTTCGAAATTAGTATCTACATCTTCCGGATTGTTTTTATCTAACGGAAGCATAGGTAGAGTTCTTATAAGATTAGGGCAAGTAGTCAGAATTTTTAATCCGACATCTGCAGTTTCAGGACTAATACGTAATTCCTTATGGATTGCAGCTTTACCATTTAAACGGCTACCCGGTCCCTTTGGAGCCTTTTGCCATTTAATACCCATCTCAATCATAGTATCTGCAATAGATTTAGACATTGTACCTTTATTTTCCCAACATTGAGCATCCAGTACTCCGGGAACTTCTCGAGGCTCATCCGCTTCCATCTCGGCAATAGCATACGCGAGCGAAGCAGCGTCTAAATTCTTGCGATACAGTTCTTTATAAATATACTTGTTTCCAAAGGTATCCATCGCACACCAGAGAACGCCAGTATGGGCGACGTATCCATAATCACACATCTTAAATCGACGCCAACTATTTGGAATTTGTCCATTCGGAAAAATATCCGGATATTCATAAGGATTAATAGTGTGATAATCTTTATGGAATTCAGGGAACGCAGAATCATCTGCAACATCCCAGTCACCTTCTAGAAGACGTTTCCTCTGTGTTTCCGGCAGAGATGCCAACATCGCAAGATATTCAGGATTTTCCATAAGGTAAGGATTGTCCTGAAGTTTCGCGGGAATAAAGCGCCTTTGGAATAACGGC